CGTGAGGCTACATGTATTTCTACAAATAGTGAAATATGCGTATGCATTTTCGATTGTTAACACCGAAAGGAGTTCCGATGGGACAAAATGTAGATTTTAAACAGACGCAGTCCGTCCAATCAGTAACGCCCGGTTTCCGGGTTGTTTCTAAGTGGTTCGGGCCTACGCCTGCCTACATTCCGGGCCAGATCGTCTATGATACCGCTAGCACATCTTCACAAGTTGTGCTAACTGGTACCAAAGAACGGACCTCGCCCACCGTCCAAGGTGATGGGGTTACCCCCACCATCTATCAACGGTTCTCCTTAAAACACGAACCTCAAAGCTACAACTATACGCGTGAAAAAGCGCAGTTGGGTGCTAAGAGGCTCGATGATGGTGTTATGTACTGGGGTTATCATATCACCCGATATTCGGGTCGATCTGAAGGCTTTCCATACTCCGCGATTAGCGGAGCCTTTTCAGAAAACGGCATTCTGCCAGATACCACTACTCGTGGTTTGGCAGATAGTCGTGCTCTAAATAGGTTAATCCGAAACAAGATAAACCATTCTGAGAATATTATTCAGGCTGGTCGTCTTGGTGCGGAAATATTGGAAAAGGCAACTGCAGTTCTGAAAGCTTGGAGAGCTCTCGGACGCAGTTTACCTCAAGAAGCTTTACAGCATCTTGATAGTGCCTTTAACCCGGCTCAACCAAATAATTGGTTGGCCTTACAGTACGGATGGTTACCGCTTATGTCAGATATCGAAAATAATGCTAAAAACATTATTCAGATACTCGAAGACGCTGATAAGGTGTTCGTCCGTGTGGACGCCGCCGAAACCAGGGAAATCGAGTTCTGGTCATCGCTTGATTCTTTAAGCTATGAACAGGACGGTACTGGCAGATGGGGTACTCAGGTTGGGTATCTATACAGGCAAAGAGTGCCTGGATGGAATGCCCTAGCCAAGATAGGTATGTCCAATCCTCTCTTAATCGCGTGGGAAAATATGCCCTACACGTTTATGATTGATTGGTTTGCTAACGTAAGTGCCTTTCTTGAGGCACTCGGAGCAACACAAGGCTTTTCTTTGGAATCCGGCTATGCTACTACTTTCGCGAAATTCGAGTCAGTAATAACACAGCGGGCATATTCCATAAGCCTAACAGACCTAGTCGAAGGAAAACTTCCAAGTTGGAAGTCTTCTGGACAAGGGATGCGCCGAGATATTGGCGTTACTCCCCTCCCGACCGTACGAGTTAATGTACGGTTGTCACCGAAGCGCTTGTTAAATTTTTCAGCGGTTCTAACCTCTGCAAGAACGGGCCCTCCACCTAGGTGGAGATAAGTTCTTACTTGCAAACCTCATCTTTACAACCGTAAAGTTGATCATAGGGTAACTTTGTTACCCCTAAAAGAAAGGTTGGCACATGCCGGCATTTTCAAATATCACGGTCGATAACCGTGAAACCGTTCCTGACTCTGTGGTTTTCGAACCACGAAAGAATGAACTGGGCGTCGCCCTGTTCACTAATTCGTCAGGAGTGCCTGTTGGAGAGAAAACAATCTCTATCAGTACACGCCGGAACGGACCCAAGCAAAAGGTCCGTTTTGTCATGAAGGATCCCGTGGTCGCTAATGAAGTGATCAACGGGATTACCTTGCCGAAGGTCGTTCGAACTGCTTATGCAGATCTAACGTTTTCCTTTGACACCACTTCGTCCACTCAAGAGCGCAAGAACTTGGTTGGCATGCTTGAAAACATGCTAGCCGAAGCTCAAGCGCTTGTTACGAGTGTAGTTGTGGACTTAGAAGATGTGTACTAAAGGCGAACACCAGAGCGTATACGGCCTAACAGGCCGCCTACGTCTCCGTTCGCTCTTTTTGGTTTACGCCGGATACTTACTGTTAATCTTAACAGTAATCTTCCTTGCTGCTTGCAGTAAGAAAGAGTATCGCTTAGAAGGCGATATAACAACCCCGTCGATTAAAATCGAAAAGATTACACAACCCTAAGTTAACCTACTTTACCATAAGGAAAGTAAATTATGTCAATACGAAAAATAGCGGGTAGAAACCCGCTTTACCTCCCGGCACACATCGCAAATTCTTTTGAGAGATCGTTAAATCAGTTGATTACTGATCTTCCGAAATCCCCTAAGAATGACTATCTTAAGTCTGAGTACCTTAGTAAGTACTTAGACCCAAAGATAGTCGCTCCCGATGTGAGACAGACTGCGGCAGTCTCAAAGTGGCTCGCTGCAGAAGTGCTTAACGGAAAGACCAATATCCGCCTTCTCCTAGGAGAAGAGGATTTTGGTTGGACGACTAGCGATCTTTTTATTAAGAAAGCTCGTGCGTTCATTTCCGAAATCTTAGGTCCTTTACAAGACCTTAAGATGGGGAGCCATACCAATGGCGCCTCAACTCGGATCCGTCGTCGCAGCGATGCGGCAATACTTAAGCACGCTGGTACAGCACATGTTTCATCAAGAGCACTCGGTCCTTGGAAAGATTTGGTCGAAGAGACCATTCTTTCCTCGCAGGACTTAGTGATTCAAAATGAATCCGTGTTGTTTACCGTGGCTAAGAAGACAGAGATTGATCGCGTGGCTTGTAAAGAGCCCGAGATCAATATGTTCTTACAACGAGAATTAGGTTCTATGATCCGAACGCGTTTAAGACGCGTCGGTATAGACCTAAATGATCAAAGTAAGAACCAACGGCTCGCACAATCAGCATTAGCTGATCATAGTGCGACTGTTGACCTCTCATCGGCCAGTGATATGATATCACACCAACTCGTTTTCGAGTTGTTGCCTTTTGAGTGGTTTTCTGCCTTAGATGACTTGAGATCTTCTCATGTCATTTTGCCTAATAATGAAATCCATGAACTATCGATGTTTTCATCGATGGGGAATGGTTTCACCTTTGAGTTAGAGAGTTTAATATTCTATGCGTTAACACGCACAGTATGTTTTTTCTCTGGCATAAGAGGTGTGATTTCAGTCTATGGTGACGACATTATATGTCCTTCCTTGGCTGTCCCGCGACTTTCGCGAGTATTCTCTTGGTTTGGCTTTATTGTCAACCAAAAGAAAACAAACCATACCGGTTTGTTTCGTGAGAGCTGTGGATCACATTATTATGATTCAAAGCCCATCACTCCCTTTTATATAAGGGAATCAGTGACTAAGATGACGGATCTTATCCGTCTCTTAAATCGACTATTCATCTGGTCGACACCCTACGGTTTTCCGTATTGTTTCGATTCAGATATATCTGATTTTCATCAGAAATGGTCGAAATGTGTTCCTTATCGTCTACACGGTGGCGATGATCCTGAGGATGTAAATCGTCTGTTTACAGACGATCTACCCAGATCAACTATCCTGCAAAGGAAAATTGAGATGGCTCATGATCATACCGCCGCGTTGGCTTTATGGTTCACACTCGCTGATAGACGTCCAGAGACGGCCGTATCAAGTATGATACGGAGTCCGTACCGGCCCACAAAGGCTAATCACCTTTCTTGGATTGATACGTTCGAATTCGGACTATCTGTGAAACCTTCGTTCCTTGGCCGTAGTTTCTACAGTCAAATACAGAGGTGGTAAAACGCACCATGGGGAACTTGTTTCCCATACCTGCGTCGTTGATCTCCTAAGTCGGAAATCATCCCTGTAAAAAGGTGGGTTGGTGGATTCTCTGAGAAGAGAACCACCTTCAAACGTTCGAACCTGCTTGGCTC